CATGGAGGTGGTGCGCGACGCCAAGCGCTTGCGCAACTACGTCACCAACAAGTTGATCTTGGAGACCGAGAACCCCGACGCCAAGACGCGCATGCGTGCTCTGGAACTGCTTGGGAAGGTCAGTGACGTGGGGCTGTTCACCGAGCGCACGGAGATCACCGTCAACAACCGGTCCACGGTCGAGCTTGAGAACACACTGCGGGACAAGCTGCGCCGCCTGATGGGCACAGACACTGCAGAGGACGCCACCATCCTGGCTCCGCCCATCGAGACCACTGCTCCTATCGACGTTGATACAGCTTTGGCGGGGCTGGAGTGAGCACAACTCTGACCGTGCCGGAGATCCAGACCCTGATGGCAAACATCGGGAAGCTGACTCCTGCCGAGCAAGAGCAGTTGATGAGCGTTGTGGAGGAGTTGGAGCGTCGAAAGCATGCGAAAGCCTGCAGAGATGACCTCCTAGCCTTCTGCCAGCACATGGATCCAACGTACATCGTTGCGACCCACCACAAAAAGCTCGCAGAACTGCTGACCAACATCGCCTACGGACACAAAGATCGCATTGCAGTGTCCATTCCACCCCGGCACGGGAAGTCCCACCAGATAAGTACGCTGTTTCCGGCGTGGTTCTTGGGTAAATTCCCCGACAAAAAGGTGCTGATGGTGTCCCACACGGGGGATTTGGCCGTAGATTTTGGTCGAAAAGTGCGAAATATCATCGCGGACCCGAAATATGCGTCCGTTTTCCCCGGAATCAGCCTCGCACAGGACTCAAAAAGTGCCGGAAGGTGGTCTACGAACCGTGGAGGCGAGTATTACGCCTGCGGTGTCGGCGCTGCCCTTGCTGGACGGGGTGCTGACCTGCTTTTAGTCGATGATCCACACTCGGAACAGGACCTTTTGGCAGGAAACTTCGAGGAACTTGAGAAAACGTATCAGTGGTTCGCTTTCGGCGCACGTACTCGTCTGATGTCAGGGGGCAGAATTGCAGTGGTTCATACCCGCTGGCACCAAGATGACCTGATCGGGCACCTCGTCAAGGACGGTGCCAACAATCCCAAGGCCGACCAGTACGAAGTCTTCGAGTTCCCGGCTATGTTGGAGACCGCCAGCGGGCTCAAGGCCCTCTGGCCTGAAAAGTTCGATCTGGAAGCCCTGGAGCGCACCAAGGCGTCGATGCCTGCGTACCAGTGGAACGCACAGTACATGCAGAACCCCACGGGTGAGCAGGGTGCGATCATCCAGCGGGACTGGTGGAGGCCGTGGAAGAAGGACTCTGCACCACAGTGCGAGTACCTGATCATGGTGCTGGACGCAGCGGCGGAGAAGAACAACCGTGCCGACTACACGGCGCTACTGACGTTTGGTGTATTCAGTGACGACGAGCTTACCAAGGGCGAGCCGCATATCATCCTGCTGAACGCCATCAAGGTGCGTGTGGAGTTTCCTGAACTGAAAGATCTTGCCATCCGTGAATGGAAAGATTGGGAACCTGATTCGTTCATCGTTGAGAAGAAGTCCAGTGGCACGCCGCTGTATCAGGAGCTTCGTCGCTTGGGTATACCCGTGCAGGAGTTCACGCCACACAGGGGTACCGGGGACAAGGTTGCACGCATAAACGCCGTGGCCGACGTGATTCGCTCCGGTATGGTGTGGTACCCCGAGGGACGGCGGTGGGCTGAGGATGTGATCGAGGAGTGCGTGGCGTTCCCGTTCGGGTCCAACGACGACCAAGTGGACTGCGTATCCATGGCGCTTGCGCGGTTCCGCCAGGGTGGGTTCATCGGCCTGCCGTCTGACTATCAGGACTACACTCCAGCCGCCGCACGCCGCACGGCGTACTACTGACCCCCAGCACTGCCATGACCGACTTCTCCGGTGCCAATCAGCTTATCGACCGCCTCACATGGCAGTTGAAGAACTCCGGTATGACCGGGGACGTGCGCCAAGCCGCGTTGGACATCCTCAAGAGCCGGGGGCATGTGAATGACAAAGGCGAACTCACCGAAGCAGGCAAAGCCCGCAACGCCATGACAGCCGAGGAGCGAGCCTTGGACCGTGCCAAACGTGCGGGGCGTACAGGGTCATTGACCTACAACCCCCAGACCAACCGTGTGACGCGTCGCTGAGAGCGACGTACTGGAGCCCACCATGGCGACGAATATCGACAAAGCCCTCCTTGCCAGCCCCACGCCGCTGATGGGACTTGCCAACGAACCTGCCATCGAGATTGAGATCGAGAACCCGGGTGCTGTGACCGTCGGTGTAGACGGCATGGAGATCACCCTGGAGCCTGGGAGTGACAGCCCGGAGGACTTCGATGCCAACCTCGCAGAGTTCATGGACGAGGGCGCACTGCAGACGCTGGCTGGGCAGTTGATCAGCGACGTCGATGAGGACTTGCAAGGGCGCAAGGACTGGGAGAGGACGTACTCCGAAGGGTTGAAGCTGCTGGGGCTCAAGGTCGAGGATCGCACCGAGCCATGGTCAGGCGCCTGTGGGGTTTTCTCCCCCATCCTCACTGAGGCGGTGGTGCGGTTCCAGAGCGAGTCGATCACCGAGACGTTCCCGGCGCAGGGGCCGGTGAAGACCAACATCATCGGGAAGAAGACACGGGAGAAGGAGGACGCTGCGGCGCGTGTCAAGGACGACATGAACTACCAACTGACGGAAGTCATGACGGAGTATCGTCCGGAGCACGAGAAACTGCTGTGGAACCTGCCTATCGCTGGTTCGGCGTTCAAGAAGGTCTACTACGACCCGAGCCTGGAGCGGCAAGTGTCGGTGTTCATCCCGGCTGAGGATGTCATCCTGCCCTACGGTACGTCGGAACTGTCGTCGTGCCCACGGATTACGCACAGGATGCGTAAGAACAAGAACGACATCACCAAGCTGCAGGCAGCGAAGTTCTACCGGGACATAGATCTCCACGAGCCCGGGAAGGACATCACTGAGATCCAGAAGAGCAAGGACAACGAGACAGGGTTCTCAGCGTCCTACGACGACCGGTACCTCCTGCTTGAGGTGCACGTAGAGCTTGACCTGCCTGGATTCGAGGACGAAGAAGACGGTGAGCCCACGGGCATCGCGCTGCCCTACGTCGTCACGATCCTGAAGGACACCCAGGAGATCCTGTCCATCCGCAGAAACTATCTGGAAGATGACCAGACGCGGCAGTCGCGCCAGCACTTCGTGCACTACCAGTACGTGCCCGGGTTCGGGAGCTACGGGTTCGGCCTGATCCACCTCATCGGAGGCGCGGCCAAGAGCGCTACGTCGCTGACCCGGCAACTGGTGGATGCGGGCACGCTGGCGAACCTGCCCGGGGGCCTGAAGGCTCGGGGGCTGCGGATCAAGGGTGACGACACTCCCATCGCTCCGGGTGAGTTCAGGGACGTGGACGTGCCCAGCGGGACGGTGCGTGACAACATCATGCCCCTGCCCTACAAGGAGCCCTCACAGACGCTCCTGGCCCTGCTGAACGGCATCGTGGACGAGGCTCGGCGGTTCGCAGCCACTGCGGACATGAAGGTCAGCGACATGAGCGCCCAGGCCCCGGTGGGTACCACCCTGGCCCTGCTGGAGCGGCAGTTGAAGATCATGAGTGCGGTCCAGGCGCGGATGCACTTCGCCATGAAGCAGGAGTTGAAGCTCCTGGCCGCGATCATCAGGGACTACACCGACGAGGACTACAGCTACGAGGCTGAGTCTCCCGAGGGCGCCCGGGCCAAGCGCAGCGACTACCGCTACACCGAGATCATCCCGGTGTCGGACCCGAACGCGGCCACCATGAGCCAGCGGCTGGTGCAGTATCAGGCGGCATTCCAGATGTCGCAGAGTGCGCCTCAGGTCTACAACATACCCCGGCTGCATCGGCAGATGCTTGAGGTGCTGGGGATCAAGAACGCCGACAAGCTCGTTGAACTGCCGGAAGACCGCAAGCCCACCGACCCGGTCACGGAGAACATGGACGTGCTTCGCATGAAGCCGCTGAAGGCGTTTGCGTACCAAGACCACGAGGCGCACATCGCCACGCACCAGTCGTTCATGCAGGACCCCCGGATCGCTGCGGCCATCGGTCAGAACCCCGCTGCGCAACAGATGATGGCTGCGCTCATGGCACACGTCGCAGAGCACACAGCGTTCGCATACAGGGCGCAGATCGAGATGCAGCTTGGGGTGCCGCTGCCCGCCATGGATGAGGACGATGAGGTGCCCATCAGCCCGAGTGACGAGAAGGCCATCGCGCCGCTGATCGCTGCCGCTGCACAGCGCACAATGATGCAGAACCAAGCGCAGGCTGCTCAGCAGCAGGCGCAACAGCAGGCGCAGGACCCGGAGATGCAGCTTAAGCAGGCTGAACTCCAGCTTAAGGAACGCGATAGCCAGCGCAAGGCTATGAACGACCAGTACGACTTCGAGCTTGGGAAAGCCCGCCTGGAGCTTGACCGCATGAAGACGCTGATCGATGCCAACAAAGGCAAGGAAGACCCCCAGCTTAAGGCCGCTATGGCGCAGCAGGAACTGACCCACAAGGAGCAGATCCACCGCCAGAAGATGCGTCAGCAGATGCAGAGCGACGCCGTCAAGGCGCAACGTGAAGCTCAGAGAGCGGCGCAGCGGGCCGCGCAACCTAGCCCTGGGGTGAAGTGATGGAAGATACCAAGACTCTCGGAATCTTGCGCAAGAAGTTGCGCGAGCGTATGAATGACATCGCCGATACCGTCGCTGGTGGAGGCGCTAAAGATTTCGGTGAATACCGGAATCTCTGCGGACAGATACACGGACTGGCTGTCGCAGAGCGTGAAATCCTTGACCTACAGTCTGCATTGGAGCAATCGGAAGATGAGTGAACTTATCCTGTCGGACGGGAAAAACGAGACCGTCCTACCTGAAACTGATGGAGAAAAGGCACGGCAAGTACCCGACCCTGCCACGTACCACCTCTTGTGCATGCTTCCGGAGGCTGAAGAGTCCTTCGACAGCGGCATTCTCAAGTCCGGTCAGACGATGCACTTCGAGGAAGTGCTGTCGCCCGTGCTGTTCGTCGTCAAGATGGGTCCGGACTGCTACAAGGATCCCCTTCGGTTCCCCTCCGGCCCGTCCTGCAAGGTGGGCGATTTCATCCTTGTCCGCCCCAACAGCGGCACGCGGCTGAAGATTCACGGGCGGGAGTTCCGCATCATCAACGACGACAGCGTTGAGGCTGTCATTCAAGACCCGCGTGGTGTGCAGAGGGGATAAGCATGGACAGGCAAGAGTTCAAGTTCCCGGACGAAGTGCCGGTGAACACCAAGGAAGAGAAGGTCGATTT